TCACTTTCTTGTAGATCCCAAGAAAATCGTTTTCTATTATTTCATCAATTGCTCTTTCGATTTCAAATCTGTTTTCTTCATCGGTGAATTCGTCTGTGGTGCGGGCAATTCTCGCTAAGTACCCACACGTGTTATAACCTTTTAAAACATCGAACAAAACCAAGATTCAAATTCATCGAAAGGATCGTAAGGATTGTCAATTGTTGTGATTGCAACTCTTTCTTTTGACATTTGTTTTTCTTTCCTTTCTAATTTTGCACGGGCACAAATTTTGTTCAATACTCCATAGGTCAATTCATATGAGAATGAACAGTTGAAACCGAAACGCCAAGGGCGTCGGCAATTTCTTTAGCAGTGTACCCAGAGTTAGCCATGCTCTTAAGACGGGCTATTTTACCAGCACTAAGCGTAGAGGTCTTTCTAGGAGTGGCCAATTTTCTTAGCACATCCTGATCACTAAACATCAATACTTTCTCTAGAGTATTATTGCTTATAGCGCCTGCTTGTATAGCTTCCCATTGTCTGTCGGTTAGCTTTATTTTACTCCTTTTTGCGCCAACTTCAACCCTAGCCCTAGTAAGCTCTTGCTGACTGATCTTTTTAAGCTCTTCTTTTGTCATGTCTGGATAAGCTCTTTGTTTTGCTGATATTCTAGAATTGGCTAGGACTTGAGCAGTCCTTTCACGGGGGCTGTTCTTCATAGCTTCATTGACTTGAAATATCAACTCTTCTGCTTCCTTACGGTACACCTTATTGGCATGGGGATCGTATTTAAGCCGCGGAGTACGCTCATATTCAAGACGTGCTTTATTTGCTAAAGACTTCATTTCGTTGGCGTATTTTGCATAAGCTATTTCTATCGGATTGCCAGCGTCAGATATCAATGTAAATGCATCCTTTGTATCGGCCATCTGGGTGCTTATGGTAGTACGCTGTATACGCTTAACCTTCATGTCCGGCGTAATATCCACGATCTTTCCATCTTTATTCTTGTAAACTATTTTGCCGTCTTTTTCAAAACCAGAAACCCACTTTTTCGCTATGGGGTCCCGTACCTTTATATAGGTTGCATTCGTCGGTGTATAGAGCTTCTCTCCTGTTTTGGGGTCTACATAATACCTCTTCCCCCTACCGGTATTAATATCAACACGATACTCTCCTTCCTTTCTTTCTGGTATGCGTGTTTCATTCTTAGCCCGGGATATTATGGTAGCTGACCCGTACCGGTATTTTCCTATCTTCGTCATAGTGACCCTGATACCGGTCTTTGAGCTCTTTTATGTGGTTTTCTTTTTCGCTTCGCTTATAGTCTAGCTCGTGTTTTACAGCATCAATAACTACCATGCTGTGCCTAACGGCTTGCTCTAGCTCTTGCCTAGTGGCCCCTTTAATGGTCATGTCTGTTATTAAGTTCGACACAACCCCCATCTGTTTTTGCTTTTCGTCTTCTTTCATAACCCTCATACCCGGGGTTTTCGGATAAGCTAACGAGGGGTCAAAATCTGCAAGAGGGCGGGTACTGGTTATTCTTATCTTATCATTGATTGGAATAACCATAACTGTATCGCCATCAAAGTCTGCGCCGGATAAGCGCTTAGCCACTTTAGAATTGATGCCGATCGCATCTTTCGGCAGTTTACCAAGAGTGGCTATACCATCAGGGTTACGATTGTTAACAGTCACTATCGGTATCTCAAAGGTTCCGCCATGCGGGTACCTTATCAATGCTACTTTTTCGCCGTTTGTGTAATTCGGAGCATAGACCTCATTGTCTTTAATTCCATTTACTGGGATGATGACCTGGTACTTCTGCCTAGGCAAAGCAGCCGCATCCAAATGTACGGCAGTCTTGTCACAATTATCCGCAAACGATTTAAGCAGTTCTTTCTTAACCACCGGATTAGTAAGCGAATTAATCTCTTCAAACTCCGCTCGGCGATTGGCTATAGCTAAGTTGAGCTGCTGGTTGACCAGCTTCTCACTTTGCTTTGAAAGGAACTGAGAAGGAAGACGATCCGACCAATCGTTCCAATCGCCTTCTTCCGAACGCTTATTTATCAATGACAGTGACTGCTTCTTTCCAGTAAGCGGATCTGTGTACTTGCCATTTGGATCGTCGTAATAGCTTTGTCCGCCATGCTCTTTTATCAATGATCCAAATGGGTTCTCAGGATCCTTCTTAATGTTCTTTAATACAGTGTTGTCTTTGTCTCCAAGCGCTGGAGTTCCTTTTGGTTTGTTTGTATTAAACTGAATATCCACACCGTCAGGAAGATTGTCTGAGTAAACAGCCATTCCCTTCATGTAATGAGTTCCGTCTACAAGGATTCTTACCTGAGCATAGTTTGATTCTCCAAGAGACAGGTCTTTTACGCCTCTGCGAATTTCAATAAGTCCATCCTTATCGGCTCCGCCTTCATCACCATAAACGATCCTCATTCTCTTCGAGTCTAAACTACTCGGATAAACAAAAGACGGCCGGTAAGTTTCACCACCGTCATACGAGATTACATTATCAACGGGCTTTATGCTGTCGCGATTCTTGTATACTTCAGCATAAGTTGTTCCTGGTTTACATAGAACCATTAAGTTGGTTTGCTTTCCAGGATTAGTTACCTGCGGAACGCCGATTCCGTAAACCTCATAGCCTTCACCTTCTAGAATAGTTCTAGCTTCTTTTAGCTTTTGCTCCGAAATTCCAAGATACTTCTCAGCTCCAGCACCGATATCAATGAAGCCTTTCTTGTCTAGTTCCTTCTTAAGAACTTCGGCAGTTGTAATTGCCTTGTTTGTCCTTGCTTCTGCATCAGCATTTAAGAGCGATCTTATCGTTGATTCGGGAATCCCAAGCTGCCTTCCGATCTCGCTATTATTAAGGCCGTCAGCCTGTAGAGATTTGATAGCTTGAATCTGATCCCTTCTTCTTTCGTGAACCGCTATCGAAACGTAAGTTCTCAAATCGGTCGTAGTAAGCTCGTGACCTTCTGGGCTCAATGCTTTAGCGATCTCTTTTTCACTTAAACCTGATTTCTTCAGTTCATTGTATCGTGAGAGAAAATCCCCACTATGTTGGTAAGGATCTTTGCCAGATCCCCACGGGTATCGTCCCGAGCGGCGTTTTATGCCGTAGTGTACTAAGGAATCTGTGCTTTCTTCGATCATACTGTTACCACCCTAGTTGTAAGATTGTTTATTACATTGTCTGAATCGACTATCCGATCTGTTATGGCTTTAATCTCTTCCCCTTCTGGTTTGTGGTAGAGAATCTCTCCGTTCTGATATATCCGCAATTCTGTTTCTGCAATTTCGTAAGGATTAATCTTGTACTCCAAACAAAAAAGAGCTGCATAGATTAGCAGCTGTTCCATATGTGCCGGTGTTCCTCCGCTTTTGTAATCGTGAATCCTTAGCACTTTATCCCTGAAAGAAATTGTGTCTGCCGTGCCGAAGCAGTTTTCCGAATAGTAGAGAATCTGCTCGGATGACATTTTAAACCCGATTGCATCATTGACGAACGGAACCAAAGTATCGAGTATTATTGGAACATCAATGAACTCTACCGGAATGTTGTTTCGTATCAGTTCCAGTAAAACTAAGTGGCGATCGGCCGACTTAGACAACCGAATGTGATTCTTAATACAATCACTCGCTAGCTTGTGCAAAGCTGTTCCAATTTGTGTAGCGTACTGTTGCTTGTACCGTGCCACAAGGGTTTCTTCATCGTAGTTCAGCCAATAAAACTTACTCGCTCCTAGGAACGCATGCTGGCCCACGAGATTCGAATGTGTGTTGAAGATCATTTAGTACCTCCTCTTTATTCTCCGGATAGATAAATCTAGAGAATGATAGTCTGTTTAGAATATCCACGTAGTATTCCTGGTTTGGACGACGAGATGCATTCTTCTCCTTTTTGCACTCTAATGCCGCCCAAGTGTTCTTGTACAATATCAACAAGTCCGGCATACCTTGTATGTAACCCGGATCAGTTTTTAAAACTAAACAACCAGGAAACCTTTGTTCCAACTCTTTTATTAGTTTCGACTGGAATTCTGACTCCTTCATTTAAACCTCCAACGAGAGATAAAAAGAAGAAAAGAATATTAAACTAAAAATATTCTATCTCTCCTCATAAAGGACCATGTTTTTTCCGCGAGGACTTTTTCTTGTTGAGATATCAATTGGCCAGATGGCCACCCATTTTCGTAACCTTTATATATTATTAATTTTCTTTCGCATTAAATTAAAA